CGGTGTTAGATTAGCCCCGCGCTCAGTTGGTATTTGAGAAATTAAACTACGGGTAGCGGGGGCTTTTGACGCTAGATAAGCATCTGGATCAAAAGCAACAGGCGCAGACGCTTTTTGCGCTAGGTAAGCATCAGGGTCAAATGCAGCCATGTCATTGTCCTAAACGCTGTTTGATTTGAAGTGAGCGAGGATCTTTTGGGTTAGCGTTTGCCCAATCTAACGCCTGCTTATCTGCTGGCGCAAGTGCAGCAGCCGCTGGTTTGCCGGGTGCAGCCGCTGGTATTGTGTCTTCGTAAGTAAGGTCAAATTTATCTCGGAGATTTTTAGCAAGTAAACGGGCTTGTCGAACGGCGTCACGCATTTGCTCCTCAAGATTTCCAGCAGTTGGTTTAATTGCTTGGACAGAATCAGAAACCATTTGCCATTCTTGAACAGCCATATTGCCAAGTTTTCCATCTAAAGACGCAATTGACCTACCCAATGCTTTAATTTTGCCTTTAAAAGTTTCCAACTTTTGTTCTGCTTTGGCTGCATTACCAGATGTAACCGGGCTTTCTGGAAAAGATGCCAGCAAACCTTGATATCCCGTAATGCCGCTAAGACCCGGATGTGGTTTTATTTTTTTATCTGTATTGCCAACTAAATCATCAGTTAACTTTTCCATTTCATCTGCTGTGTCTACTGCTGCTTTAATTTTAGATGTGTCAGCGGCAAAGTCTTTTTTAAGTCCTTGTTTTTGCAAATCTGTCAGAGGTTTACCTGCCGCTGGGCCACCAGGGATAGGTTCCAAATCGCCAGCTTTATTAAAACGATAACCAGATGGCGCTTTAGGCACTGCCGTTCCACCCCCCTCACCACCACCGCTAGATTTAGCCGTAAATTTCTCCATTCGTGCAATATATTCTTTGTTGTACGCAGGCGTACCCCGTTCGCCTTTCATTATCGCAAACGAATCTGCGTTTTTCATTGCTTCTGTAGGTGCTGGCGCTGCGGCTACAGCAACAGGCTTAGCTGTCATCCTTGACATTTCTGGAAAAAACACAGCGTTAAATGCCTCTGAACCCTCTGGGCCTGCCTTCAACGCTATTGCCCTTGCATTTCTTTCCTCTTGTGTTTTTGTTTCTGGTGCAACTACGGGGGGTTTTTCTTTCAGCCTGTAATAAAGTTCGAGTCCCTCTGGCGTTTCTGGAATCCCTGTGGCTCTCATTTCTGCAAGAGTACCAGTCGGCGCAGATACGGTAGGTTTGGCGCGTATAGCAGCTTCATAGGCTTCGTTACCTGCTGGCGTTAGCGGATAGCCTAATAAAGTCATTATTGTTACTTTGTCTGGTGGCTTAACCGCTGCCTCTGGCGCAGTTACAACACCCCTATCCATATATCCTCGCGGATAGCGGACATTGTTTAAAGTAAAGCCAGGTTCTGGCGCTTGACCAATTACGTTGCCGCTAAGATCAAATACCGTTCCACTACTTGCAATTGGCCTCCTTGCCGTAGCACGCTCTGCCCCTGACATACCAGACATTGAAAGTAGTTTTGCCCTGTCTTCAACAGGCATAGCTAGTAATTCAGCAAACTTACGGGCGGCAGTTGTTTTAAATGCCGGTGGGTAATTAGCATCGGCAGCTATGTCTTCCGCATTGGCGGTTACATTTGCGTCTGAAGGGTTATTGCTTAAATCTTGAAGACGAAAGGTAAAGTCTTTTCTTAGTTGTTCTTGTATGTCGTTCTTAGCTTTCTGTTGCGTTAACAAGCTGGTAGCATAGTCAGAGGCTTCTTTACCTTTGCCTGCGTTAATGTACGCTTGCTGAATTTTCATTGGGTCATTGCCAGCAGCACGTAATGCACCCAGAAAATTAGTGTTGGTTTCGTCTGCGCGTTGGGCAGAACTTATTTGGTACTGAGCCAACGCATTTTGGTTTTGGGCTTGTTGTATCTGCGCGATTCTGCCGTACTGCTCCAGCGGATCAGGCATCTTAAACTGAGCGCCTTGCGCTATCATTTCATTGAGGGCCATAATTTATCCTATTGGTGCGTATGATGAACGCCGAGACCTGTCCAGAATGTCCATCATCTGGTTGGTGTTGTACTGCTGGTTAAGAGCGCCAAACAGATTGTTAAGCGAGTTGCCTGCGCCCAAATACCCTGCGCCAGTAGCCTGCCCAGCTTGGCCCATTAGATTGCCTACGTTTGTGCCGTAGTTGCCCATTGCCGTGTTGGTGGCGTTGGTAGCGTTAGTGCCGCCGGTCATTGCGTACATCAAGGGGTCTAACTGATCTGCACGGTTTTGACGGTAGCGGTTGTAAGCGTTGCCAAACTCTTGTGATGCCGATTCTTGCCCATAGCGTCCTGCGGCTTTAAGAGCCGCACCAGACATCATCCCACCTCTAGCAGCGGCCTGCCGATCAAGAGCCTTTAAGCCTTCACTCATGCGAAAGTTGTAGCCAGGGTCGGCTTGGAATTTGTTCATGTCAAACGGTTGAACAGCAGAACCGTAGCCCATTGCGTTGGTGTTTGGCCCTAACCCAACCAACTCGCCGTACCGATTACGCGCCAGATTGCCAAGCGTTTCAGCACCTTGGTTACGCGCTGCCATTGAATTGTAGATGCGCTCTTGCAACGCCGCCGCACGGTCAGCAGCGTCTACTTGTGCCCCGGCTGCGCGTGAGCCTGCGTAGGCTTGCGATAAGCCTCCAATGGCTGACCCAGCACCTTGCAAAAAACGTGGGTCTAAATAGAACGGTGTGCCAGAAGAAGCGCCGCCGTAGGGCAAAGCGGTTGACCCAGCCGCCATCATTGCCGAGTCAAAATTACTGTAATCTGTCGGAAGATATGAAGGCAAAGCGGTTGACCCAGCTTCCATCATTGCCGAGTCAAGACCGCTAGTGTCACCTATGCCGCCAAGTGCATCAAAAAGTTCGTCATACCACGCCATAATCGTTCTCCTTGTTACCCAACTTAAGTCGCAGGAGTTTGCGCTGTAAGCAAACCGTTTGTAAAAGTCATGCTGCCGTCTGCGCCAAGTGCAGTCAGTTTAGCAGTCACGATTGTGGCGCTAACCCCAGCCGTGGAAGTGCCTGTCCCGCCGTTGGCTATTGGCAGGATACCACTGACTTGCGTAGTCAGGCTAACCCCACTCAGCGTACCGCCAAGGGTCAGGTTGCCTGTTGTTGTAACCGTGCCTGTCAGTGTAATGCCGTTAACCGTACCCGTGCCGCCTACGCTGGTCACTGTGCCATTGCCTGTGCCAGCACCTAGGTTGGCTCGGGCTGCTGCGGCTGAAGTGGCTCCTGTGCCGCCATTGGCTATTACTAATGTGCCTGCCAACATTACCGCGCCAGTTGTTGGGCTGCTGGGAGTAAACCCCGTTGTCCCGGCGCTAAAACTTGTCAGGCCACTAGAGGCCAAAGTTATCGTCCCAACGCCGTTGGTCACGGTGATGCCTGTGCCAGCCGTCAGAGTGTTGAGCGAATAGCCAGTGCCATTACCGATCAACAGTTTGCCGTTGGTCGGAATCGTGCCCAGCCCGGTGCCGCCGTTAATTACTGGCGTGATGCCGAGGCCAGAGCCGGTGATGGTGTAGACGTTGTTCAGCCAACGAAACCATTGGGTCGTGATCTGCCCGTCTTGGGTAAACGCAACCCGAGGCGCAGGAATTTGAGTGACGTTTGCCATACTAGCTTGACGTTGGACTCAGCACCAACTCAGCACCCATAATGGCAATCTTTACCGGGTCAGTGCCGCTGACCTCGTAGACCCGATCCCTGGACGAACCAAGCCGCCGCCAGAAGGTGCGGTAGCCGTACTCGCCAATCTTGCCCATGCTTGTCCAATGCTCACTTGACCAAGTGTGACCGCTATCGTCGCTCCAGCGCAGCATAACTTGCGGGTCGTAGCCCGGTGTGGGTAGAGATGACTCGGTAACAATTTCAGCGCCATCAATGTCTGGGCCAGAGTAGGCAAAGGTCACTAGGTATTCAACAGGGAATCCAAAGGCCGTTTCAACAATAATTTCATCGCCGCTTTCAGTTGCTAGGTACTCCCAATCAAACTCAGCAATCAGTTGGTAGCTTGGCCCTGCTGGTGGGACGTTTGCTAACTCAGTAACAATGCCTTCTGCGTCATACCCTGGCGTAATGCCCAGCCCTACGCCTGTTTCAGCGTCAAGCTGCAAGGTGTGGTGGGCCGTGCGTTTGAGGTTGTTTTGGCCTGACGGCAGCGCCCTCCATGAGCGGAGCCACTTTTGAATGTCGCCGTTGTCAGCGTACACATCTAGGTCAAAAGCGTAGATGTTGCCGTTAAGGTAGTCGCCCACCACAATCTCACTGTTGAACGCCATCTGGCAGTTTGACCTGTGGCGCATAAACAGGCCATTGTCAAACCCAGCCCGTTCGTGCCATGCCTGGGTAGACACATCGTAGACCCAAGTGGCGTTGCCGGTTGGGAATGTCAGGACGTAGAAGGCATGGCCTTCTTGCTGGTAGGTGTAGGCAATGGCGTCAGAAATGTCGCCGTATTGGGCAATGGCAAACTCAATAGCGTGGGTGCTAACCCGAGTGCCGGTGTAGCCATTGGCCCGGTAGACAATGCCTTGGCCTCGCGCATCTGCGCCTAACCAGAAAATGCCGTTGTCCAACTTAGCAACAGAGAAGGCCGCAGCGCAGCCAATCTCATTGAACGCACCCTGGATGCGGGTCATGGGAAAGTCGGCAGCGCCAGAGTTGTACCAGACCTCGACTGAATTAGTGCCAAACAACCAAATCTGCCCGTGGTCAACAATCATGCTGACCAAGCCATCAGGCGAACCCTCGGCACTGGCAAAGTCAAGCGGGTCAACGGATGAGCCGTCCAGCAGTTGCGTTACCCAGAATATCTGGCTGTTAGGCTGGATGAAGACAAAGTAGCCATCTAGGTAGCCAACGATTAGCGCACCAGCAAAGTCAACGTCAGTAATCTGGGCAAAGACTGCCGTGCTGCTGTTGTAGATGTAACCCGGCCCGTTGGCTGCAATAAACAACTGAGTGCCGTTGTCGCTCATGCTGACCGGGCCAGTGC